AGACGTGCGCGAGCGACATGTACGTGTGCCATGAGACATGATGCATGAGCCATGTACTGTATATATGACCAGTTGGCGGTGGGGGTAGGGCGTTTTGAGCATGAAACATGGTGCATGGCCCATGATTTTGCACAGGCACGCTTGGAATTTCACAGGCACGCTTGGAATTTCACACGCACACTGGCCCCCCTCGCTCCGCTCGGGGGTGTTGGTTGGTGTTTGGGCTGTGGGGTAAGGGGGAAGTGGGGCCGAAGCCCCGGTGGTAGGTAGGAGAGAGGATGTTCTTGCTGGATCATGGGTAGATCTCCTCGTGGACGATGTCGTAAGCCGCAGTGTTAGGGATACTGCGATAGATGGTTTGACGGACAAGCTCGTTGGGGCGCTGGAAGCGGATTGTGATTGCTAGTGCCTCGTCGAGTGCCTGTTCGTAGGTTTTAGCCCGTAGGTAGTCGCTGATACCGCGACCTTGGTCGGTGGCTAGGCCGATTTTGTAGATGCTCATGACGCTCGCTCCTTGCGAAGAGTGTCTAGAATGCTGACCTCGGTGTCGTTGAGGGCCAGAAAAGCCCAGAGAGTGGCGTTAAACCACATGAAGCCGATGAGTACGTGATACCAATCGGTGTGGAAGCCTGCTTCGTCGATTAGAACTGTGAAGCCAACGGCGGCGACGAATTGCATTGCGATGAGCGCGGCAGTGGATACGATTGCTTTAACCATGATGAATACTCCGTGTGTTGGAAATGGGGGCCGAAGCCCCGTATTTAGTGGATTTAGAAGGTGTATGTCTTGATACAGAAGCGATTAAGCTTGTGATCGTAGTCGGTGGTGGCGATGTGAGCCTTGTGGTGCCTTGCGAATGCGACGTTGAACTGTTGTTTAGCCTCGTCGAGGTAGTCGGCTGGTGTAGCCCAGTGGTAGATGTCGCTTAGGAAGTCTGCGATTTTTGGGTCTTGGACGATGAAGCCTTGTACTTCTGTTTCCGAAGCGGTGAAGTAGTGATCCTCGTAGACTAGCTCGATGTGAGCGTGAGGGATGTGGTCGTTAATTTCGGGATTAAGCTGTTCCATACCGGATACTCCGTTGTGGAAATGGGGGCCGAAGCCCCCGATGGTTAGATAAGACCTAAAGTTATTAGGTAAGTTGAGATGCTAGCTAGAGCTAGGTAGTAATCGATCATGAGATGTCCTCGATGTCGAACATTGCGATGGCTACGCCGCCTAGGAGAACCTCTCCGGGGTTGTTAACTGCGTATTTGCCGATGCGTTTGAGAGACGCGAAGGTAAGGTCTTTGCCGGTGAGTGAACCAGCTAGTGCCTTGGCCTGTGCCCTTTCAGCGTGCTTGCTAAGGGATTCTTGGATGGCTGGACCCTTGTCTTTGACGGCTTGGATGCTGTCTGCGAGGGCGTCGATTTGGGTTTTGATTGTGTCGCGATTCATGATGCATGCTCCATGCTAGTTAAGTAGTAAGGACTGTCGTCCAGTGGGTGCAGGTCGAAGTTGCCCGAAGCAACCTCGATTTCTCTGCGGATGAATGATTGCAACGGGTTATCCGTATGCTGGTAACAGGCGACGAAGAACTCGATATCGTCGTTGTAGTCGGCTGAGTAGCCGTCGAGATGTAACGCGTACTGATAGGACATCCGTGATGCCTCCGTGTGATTAGTAGCTGTCTTAATAACCAACTACATGTGCTGTTTGTTCACCGACGAGGTACGAGGAGGTGATGCTCGGTGCAAAGGGGTTACTACTGGACTAGGTTCAATGCTTCGATGCCTGTCGATTCGGTTTTGGGTTTGGATCGGAGCTGGGTGGCTGATCGAGAACAGGGGGGAGACAATGAGCACACGATTCCCCTAAAAAATTTCAAATAAAAATTTTTCTGCTAATAATTTCAGCGACTTGCGAAATGCATTCGGGGTTCATATACTCCGACAAACTATTAGCAGGACTCATGGTCCATGAACCAACGTGTGAAATTCAGCGACCCGGACGTTTTGCGCGAAATGGAACCGGCTGAATTCGAATCCTACATGCCGTACATGGGCATGCAGCATGAATCATTCACTCAGCAACAAGAGCGGATGCTCGTCCTCGTAGGATCTGGCATGTCCGTCGCCGCAGCCGGTCGCGCTGCAGGCTACAAGTCCCGTGAAGCCCCCATTACTTTCATAAAATCCGAACGCGCGCAGAAGGCACTGGCTTTTATGCGTGAGCAGATCGTCGAAGAAGTGAAATTTACGCAGGCAAATGCGCACGCCATGTACATGGAGGCGTATTCCGCATCGGCGACGGCTACGGAAATGAAAAACACGACGGATTCTCTGGTCAAGTTGCATGGTCTGGTCGACAACACCCCCAGTACGCAGGTCAACGTGCAGATAAATAACGCGTCGCAGAAGCAATTAGAGCGCATGAGCGACGAAGAGCTGCTGTCGTTGGTCGGGTTAGACCAAAATTACCTTGAGCCGACGAAGGAGAACGACGGGGCAGTCGTCCGTCGTTCGGAAGATGCGGAAGAATGATAAAAAGTCGCCGATGTGTGGCGTGCGAGACCGAAAAACCTGAACTCGCCTTCCGTGGCGGCACGATTTGCATGGAATGTGAGTTGCCAGCACAAGAAGCGGAGATAGAAAAACATGTCAGCGAAGAAGACGACGCCAAAGAAAGAGCCAAAAAAGAAATCGCCGCGCGCTTCCTCTCGCGCAAGCGCTTCCTCCCGTTCGTCGAAAGGGTCAACCCCGAGTACGAAGCGGGCTGGGTCCACCGCGACATCTGCAAAAGGCTCGAAAAGTTCAGCCAAGACGTCATCGACAAAAAAGGCCCGCGCCTCATCCTCCAAGTCCCACCGCGTCACGGGAAATCCACTCTTGCATCAATTGCGTTCCCTGCGTGGCACCTTGGCAACCACCCTTCGCACGAATTTATCAGCGTTGCGTATTCCGCGAGTCTCTCGATGGGCTTCTCAAGAAAAGTCCGAGACATGCTCCGAGACCCCAGCTACAAAAACGTCTTCAAAACCCGACTAGACGCACAGAGTCAGTCGGCTGAAGCATGGCTCACGTCTGAGGGCGGGGGTTTTGTAGCGGCGGGCGTTGGTGGTGGTATCACGGGCCGTGGTGCGCACGTTCTTGTTATTGACGATCCGGTAAAGAACCGAGAAGAGGCCGAGAGCCAGTACAACAGGGAAAGTACATGGGATTGGTACACGTCTACGGCGTATACCCGTCTCGCACCCGGCGGCGGTGTCTTGGTCATCATGACCCGGTGGCACGACGACGATCTAGCCGGTCGTTTGTTGACGCAGGCAGAAGAGGGTGGCGACCAGTGGGAGCTGATCTCGTATCCGGCGATCGCGGAAGAGGACGAGGAGTATCGGAATGCGGGCGAGGCGTTGCACCCCGCGCGGTATGACATAGAAGCGCTGAAGCGAATAAATAAGGCGGTTGGCCCTAGGGATTGGGCGGCGCTGTACCAACAGCAACCTGTTGGGGAAGAGGGTGACTATTTTAAGCGTGACCAGATTAAGTACTACAACATGTCCGAGATGGACCTTGGTCGCATGGTGTTCTATCAGGCGTGGGACTTGGCGATCGGTAAGGGCGACCGGAACGACTTCACTGTTGGTATCACGGTAGGAGTAGACGAGTTCGACAACCTGTACGTGGTCGACATCATGCGCGGTAAGTACGACGGCTTCCAGATTGTGGAGAACGTATTGGACTTTGCAGACCAGTGGGCACCACGAGCCGTGGGCATCGAGAAGGGTCACCTGTCCATGGCCATTGGTCCGTTTTTGGAGAAACGCGTTCGTGAGCGAAAGGCGTTCCAACACTATATTCAAGATTTGAGCGTCGGTAGGCGCGATAAAGAACTGCGAGCGCGTGCCATACAAGGCCGAATACAGCAGGGCATGGTCCTATTCCCGAGGGATGCGGACTTCACAGCGGATCTTGTAGGAGAGATGCTGCGTTTCCCAATGGGCGTGCATGACGATCAGGTTGATGCATTAGCTTGGGTTGGCCTGATGCTGGCAGAAATGGACACCTACCACGCGCTCGCAGTTCCTGAACCCGCTAGCTGGCGAGACAAGCTAGATTCATTAATGAAACCAGAGAAGCGGGATCGTTCCGCTATGAGTGCATAACATGGCCAGCAAGATTTATACGAAAGCGCTATCGAGCCAGAGTAAGGCCGAGCAGCATGAGACAGCCGCCAGAAACTGGGATCGGTATGTACGCGCCCGTGACTCAGGTCACCTTGAGTACGTTGCCATGGCTCAGCGGTGTGATGAGTTCTACCGTGGTGACCAGTGGGCACCGGAAGATCTGCAGTCGCTCCATGGTGAGGGCCGTCCCGCGCTGACGATTAACACGATCCTGCCGACGATAAATAGTGTGTTGGGTGAGCAGTCGAGCCGCCGTGCTGATGTACGGTTCAAGCCGCGTCGTAACACAGAGGACGAGCTGGCTAACACGCTGACCAAGCTGTACATGCAGATCTCTGACAACAACAAGCTCGATTGGTTGGAGCAGCAGGTATTTAGCGATGGCTTGATTCTGGATGGAAGAGGCTACTTCGATGTGCGGATTGACTTCTCTGATTCACTAGAGGGTGAGGTACGTGTCACGGCTAAAGACCCACTGGACATACTGATCGACCCTGATGCCAAGGAGATGAATCCTGAGACATGGAACGAGGTGTTCGAAACCAAGTGGTTGACCATCGATGAGGTGGAGGAGGTGTACGGCAAGAAGAAGGCCGAAGACCTGCGGTTCCTTGCCGAGAACGGTAACCACCTAGGCCGCGACTCTATTGAGTTCCATGAGTCGACGTTCGGGGACAACTCGGTTGGTGATGAGTTCATAAACTCAAACGTGCCGAGCGAGGGTGAATATCGAAACATCAAGAGT